TTTATTTCTTTTACCTTAGACCGTAACAGCCAGCCTGTTTCTGTTTCCATTTTATTTTGCATCTGCTTACCTTTCCTATGCTCTGATGCCTAACCATTCACAATGAAGCTTAGATACCGCTTCGCCTGTTCCGTAAATCTCAGGGAATTTTTCTGTGCCTATCAATTCGCACCAGCTATCCCATAGGTACTCACAACCACCCTGCTGATTACAAGCTTGGATATATAACTCTGCTTTCATTCTTCTAAGCTTGTCAGATGCAGTCTTTCCAAATTTGAAAGTTTTTGCATCCAGCCCGAACCGTTGCAGATTATGGGTATCCATACAGCCCACTTCACCGATACATAATTGCATTATGAAGCCAGCCTTTGCCAGTCCTATCCCATCCATTCGGGATAATTCAACAAGACAATCAACAAGCTTTACCTTGCCAAGCTTGGTATCTTTCAAGATACGATATATCTGTTTTTTGTTTTGTTGGACATAGTCCCATGTTTGTTCCTTCATTCCCCAGCAATATGGGGAAGCTTTCCCCTTGTCTAGGATATCCCGATATTCATCAAATACCCTTGGCGTTTGAGTTTGTATTGTTGCAGATACCAGCAAGCATACCTTGGCGGTATTGTCTACTGAACGCATTGCCCATTTTGAGATTTTGGTTTGGTGTTTTTTGAACATGATTGATTGACCCTTTCTGGTCGGTTGGTTTTAGGCGTTTATAAGAATAATATAATATACCCCTAAAGGGGTATATATTATTCTAATATTTCAGCGCATGTCAGCACTCAAATCGAATTGGATTTGAACGTCTGAAATGCTGGAAAATCCCCATTCGTCTGGATAGACTGAACCAGTTTTTTCCAGATGGTTTCTGATTTGCTCAGAAATAATCATTTGCGCTTGCAAATCCAAATCGGATAATGCGAGAACTCTTGTTGATTTTTGCGTCATGGTTTGCACCTCATGGCTGGTTGGTCGATTTGGGGCGTTATAAGTATATAATACCCTTTACTTCGTAAAGGGTTTATATACTAATATTCCAGCGATTTTGGGTAGTTTGTTCTGGGTTTGTTCTGGATGAAAAATTCATCTTTGTTCCCCGTTTGTTCTCATCAAAGTTCTTGGTTTGTTCTCTTCATTTGTTCTGGTAATGATGAAACAAAAGACAAGGGGAAATTGTAATAAAATTAGGGGAAAGCTTGATAATATCTAATGAATACAACCTATTGATGTAAAGACATGGGAAGGGGGGTGTGGTATTAATGCAACACTATACACATCTTCTGCCTAAGAATTGTGCAAAAACTCAGCAATCCTGCTAGATTTTGGTGTGACATTTTTGCAACACTACTTATGGTTGTGCAATCTTTGATAGAAAAAGGATGTTATGCCTAAAATATGTGCAGTCTTAGAAAGTATATGTAGAACCCCCACCCAAAAACTGTCTGTCTATTTATATATATAATATACCCCTGCCATATATTTTCAAAAATTAAAGGGTCTTTCATAGTAGGCCGGGGGCTAATTAGTATATATAAAATATTTGACAAAAGAAGTATAATAATATATAATATAGTTAAATTAGATTATGAATATAATAGTAAATGAATAGTATTGGTAGGTGTGTCGGGATGTCTTCGGGGGTATATATTTACCCCGGTGGGTCTAAATAGAAAATAACATATCTTTACAGATTTCGCAATAGGGGTATTTTATTTTTTTAATAAGGTGTGGCATTTTTGCAACACTTATATGGAAGGAAAATTAAAATGTTTAAAGCAATGATTGTTGCCTGTGTAATAGGCAGTCCAGATAACTGTATGGAAGTATCGGATACATACGGTCCGTATAGAAGACAAGAAGAGTGTCTAGCTAGAGTAGGGAAAATGCAGCATGATTTAAAAGGAATATGGAAAGAATATAATATGCCTTTTGAAATAAAGCAAATTGGTTGTCTCTCTGTAGATGGAGAGCTTACTTAAATGTTAGATTTAGAAGTAGATGAAAATAGAACACCAGAAGAAATACACAATGTAACTCTATTTCTGGACCTAAGAGAAAAGATGCATCACTATGCAAACATAAAGGCAAAGGATGACTTCCTTACCTTTGTAAAGATATTTGCTCCTACCATTGTTTCTGACTTTAAGATGGGAAGACACATAGAACTACTATGTGAAAAGCTACAGGGTGTGTTAGATGGTAGTACAAAAAGACTTATGGTATTCTTACCACCCCGTTCTTCTAAGTCAGTAATATGTAGTAAACTATTTCCTGCGTGGTACATTGGTAACTTTGGTCACCATGAGATTATGTCTGTCTCACACAGTGACCAGCTTGCAAGTGACTTTGGTAGAACTGTACGAGACATTGTAAACACAGACAGGTTTCAAAAGATATTCCGTGGTGTGTCTCTTAGAAGTGATGTGAAGGCAGCAGGTAAATGGAAGACAAATAAAAACGGGTCTTATTATGCAGCAGGTGTAAGAAGTCAGGTTGCGGGTCGAGGTGCTCACGTAGCATTACTAGATGATGTTATGTCTGAAGAAGACAGCTTCAGTGAAGCAGGTAGACGTTATATTAAGGAATGGTATCCTGCAGGTCTACGTACTCGTATTATGCCTAATGGTGCAATCATTATTATTAATACAAGATATCACTATGACGATTTGTGTGGTTGGCTGTTAAAGCAAGAACAGAACGCAGAAGAAACGCCAAACCCTTGGGAAGTAATTAGTATACCTGCGTGGCTTAATGAAGAAGCAGCAGAGCTTCTTGACTTACCAGAAGGTTCTTCTTACTTTCCTGAATGGAAACCAGACGAGCTATTAAAGATAGATGAGATGGAGATTAGAAGTTCTAATGGTAGTAGATACTGGAACTCTTTATATATGCAAGACCCATCACCTGATGATGGTGGTATTATTAAAAAGAAATGGATAAGTTGGTGGGATGATGATGAGCCTCCACCATGTGACTTTATAATACAGACATATGATACTGCTTTTAGTACTGCACGTACTGCTGACTATAGTGTAATACAAACATGGGGAATATTTAGGTCATATGAAGAAGATGAATATGGAACAGAACAAATAACTTCTAACTTAATACTATTAGGTAATATAAGAGGTAGATTTGAATATCCAGAACTAAGACGTAAAGCACAAGAAGTATATGCACAATATAAACCAGATGTATGTATAATAGAAAAGAAAGCTTCTGGTCAGTCTCTTATTCAAGACATGAGAAGAGCAGGTCTTCCTGTATTAGACTATCTTCCAGATAGAGATAAGGTTGCTCGTGTCTATGCTTCTACTCCTTTGATGGAAGCAGGTCGTGTATGGATACCAAAAGACAAAACATGGTCAGACGATTTGTTTGCTGAATGTATGTCTTTTCCTGCAGGTTCACACGATGATCAGGTAGATTGTATGACAATGGCAATTCATTATATGAAGGACAGTTGGAACTTAATACATCCAGAAGACCCGGAATGGGAAGATAGCCCAAGAACAAAAAGAAGGGTTGCATATTGGAGAACATAAGTATATAATAACAATTAACTGGACTCAATTAAGAAGGAAGTAAAATGGCTATTGAAAAAAATCCTAATGACCCTATTGGTAAAGAAAATGTTATTCAATTAAATATTGAACAAAACGAAGAAGATTTTCCAAATGTAAATTTTGAAGTAGATTCAGAAACAGGCGAACTAGAAGTAGAGTTTATGCCAGAAATGGATTTACAAGATATAGACAATATTGTAGATTTTAATATTGAAGACGAATTTTATTCTAACCTTGCCGAGCAAATAGAAGAAGACGAACTTATTAGTATCGGTGAAGAAGTTTACGAAAAATACGAAGCAGATAAAGAGTCACGGGCAGAATGGGAATCCATGTTTGAACGAGGCTTTGACCTGCTTGGTTTGAAACTGGAAGAAACTACAGAACCTTTTGAAGGTGCAGCAACTGCTGTACATCCACTACTCATAGAGTCTGCGGTTAAATTCCAGAGCCGTGCATCCCAAGAACTATTTCCTTCCAGTGGCCCAGTTAAAGCTCAAGTTCTTGGTGATGTATCGGTTGAAAAACAACAACAAGCAAATCGTGTTCAAAACTTTATGAACTATCAGTTGACTGATAAGATGCCAGAATACTTCGATGAGTTTGAGCGTATGTTGTTTCATTTACCATTAATTGGTAGTTCATTTAAAAAGATTTATTATGATGGTTCAGTAGAGCGTCCTGTTAGTGAGTTTGTTCCTATTGACCAGTTCTATGTATCTTACTATGCCACAGACCTAAGACGGGCTGATAGGTATACTCATGTTCTATATCGCAGCCCTCGTGAGATTGCAAACGCAATGTACTCAGGTATGTATGCAGAAGTAGAACTACCTGATGCATATATCCCAGAACAATCAGACCTAACACAAAAAATGGACACAGTACTTGGTTTGTCTCCTTCTTCCGATACAGATATGCAGTATGTTCTTCTTGAACAGCACTGTTATCTTGATATTGAAGGTCATGGTTATGAATGTCCTTACATTGTAACTATTGAAGAAACAACACGTAAAGTACTGTCTATTCGTAGAAACTGGAATGAAGAAGATAAAAATAAAGAAAAGAAAATGTTCTTTACTCATTATCGTTTTGTTCCGGGATTTGGTTTCTATGGTCTTGGTCTTATTCACTTCCTTGGTAACCTTACAATGTCTGCCACTGCAGCTATGCGTAACCTTATTGATGCAGGACAGTTTGCTAACTTGCCCGGTGGCTTTAAAGCAAAAGGTGTTCGCATTGTAGGAGACAATGACCCTATTGCTCCGGGTGAGTTTAAAGAAGTAGAAGCAACAGGTATGGACTTGTCTCGTTCAATTGTACCTTTGCCTTATAAAGAACCATCAGGCACATTATTCCAAATGCTTCAGTTTGTCTCAGGAGCAGGTCAAAAGTTTGCTGATACTACAGAGCAAGTTATTACAGAAGGTTCTAACTATGGTCCTGTAGGTACAACTATGGCATTGCTTGAGGCTTCTAGTAAGTTCTTTAGTGCAATTCATAAACGATTACATAAATCACAACGGGATGAGTTTAAAATTCTTGCACGTATTAACTATGAAAGTTTACCTGCTAAATATCCTTATGATGTTCCCGGTGTAAGTGAAACAATTTTTAAACGTGACTTTGATGGTCGTGTTGATGTACTTCCTGTATCTGACCCTAATATTCCTTCGTCTGCCCACAGGTTGATGATGGCACAGATGGTTATGCAGCAAGCACAGCAATCACCACCCGGTATGTTTAATATGGAAGAACTAAACCGCACACTTCTTAATGCGGCAAACATTCCTAACTTAGACAGGATACTTCCACAAAAGCCAGAGGCACAAGCTCTTGACCCTGTAACAGACATTGAAGCAGCAACTAAAGGTCTTCCTATTAAAGCATTTGCAGGACAAAATCATGATGCACATATTCAAATTAAAACTATGTTTATGCAAGACCCTGCTAATGGTGCCAACCCAATTATGCAACGTGTAGTTCCTATTCTACAAGCTAACATACAAGAACACGTAGTAATGAAGTATGAAGAGCAGATTAATGGTTTAACACGTCAAATGATGGCACAAGCACCACAAGGTGACCCTAATGCTCAGAACCCACAAGTTATTGAACAGGTAATGATGGCAGCTGCACAGCAGGTAATGCAAGCTAATCAAGCTGCAGCACAAAGAGGTCCATCACCTGAACAAGCAATGGTTCAGATGGAAGCACAAAGACTTAGTATTGAACAAGAAAAGGTACAGGCACAACTTGCTAAAGAAGCAAGTGAAGGTGCTTTGAAGAACCGTGACCTTGACTTGAAAGAACAGAAGCTGGCACTTGACGCATATAAGATTGGTGCAGAGGGTACACTCAAGGCTGACGAGAAAGAAAAAGACAGAAATGCCAAAGCAGCTATTAAGGCAGTAGAACTTCTTGCAGATATGGTAAAGCATGAAGACAATCTTGAAAGCTCAGAAGCTGCTAAAGCAATTGATGTTATTAGTAAAATGATTTCAGGCACAAAGAATAAATAATGCTTATAGAAGAAATAGATAAATTATTACATAGAGAAATTGAATTAGTAAAAAATTCGCTTGCATCAGGAGCAGCTTCGGATTATCATACGTATATGAACTCTGTAGGTCGCATTTCAGGATTGGAGTGGGCCAGAGCAGAAGTTAAAAATATGGTAAACAAAGTAATGTATGAAGACGATGAGGAGTGATTATGAGAGCAGTGGCAATGGAAAAATCTATTCTTAATGATGCATGGAATACTAATGAAGAAATGCCAGACCCAGAAGTACTACCAGTAGTTCCGGGCTATCATCTTCTTATACGGCCTGTTTCTGTTAAACAAGAAACAAAAGGTGGTATTATACTTCCAGATTCTACAAAAGAAGATATTGCATATCTTACAACTGTGGGTAAAGTTCTCGCAATAGGTAAAGATGCTTATAAAGATACAACAAGATATCCTAATGGTGCTTGGTGTAAAGAAGGTGACTATGTATGTTATGGTAAACATTCTGGTCAAAAGTTTTTCTACAAAGGTATCAAGTTACTATTACTTCTTGATGACCAGATTTCAATGATTGTAGAAGACCCTAAAGAATTAGACCCTACCTTTAATTTATCTAATTAATTTAATATAAGGGTATTGTATAATTATATTACTTGTTGTAATATAATATCAAATGCGTAACTCGTCATAGTGTCGCAACTGACGTAAAAGGAGAAATATATGTCTGAAGAATGGACTACGGTTGATACTTCCAATGCCGAAAATAAGGAAGAGAAAGTTGAGTTTGAAATTGAGAGTGAAATATCCGAAGATACTTCCCAAGAGGAAGCCGTACAAACGAAACAACAACAAGATGCAGATACACAGCATACTGGGCAACATGATGAAAAACAAGACGTTAGCTCAGAGAGTAAAGGAGATGCATCTGAAGAGCCTCAATCAGGAGCACAAAAGCGGATAAGACAATTAGTTCGTCAAAAGAAAGAACGTGAAGAACAAATTGAAACTCTGATAACTCGTCAACAAGAGTTAGAAGAAAAATTAAAAGCTCAACAGCAGGAAATCAAAACTTCTTTGGAAAAGAATTTTGAATCCGCAGAAGCACAAATTAATAGTCGTATTGAATTAGCTGAAGATTCTTATAAACAGGCTCTTGAGTCAGGTGATACAGATAGAATTGTACAAGCACAGAAAAACCTTAATAAGGCTCAAGGTGATGCTACAACTCTTAATCTAACACGTAATCAATATAGACCAGAAATTGAAGAACAACAGGTAGCACAACCTGCTCCACAACAACAGCAGCAACAACAATCAGCAGAATATGATAGATTAGCAGTTGAATGGGCAGGACGTAATCCTTGGTTTGGTCAAGACAATGTAATGACAACATTAGCACTTGAGATTGACCATGAATTAAAAACAGAGGGTTATGATTCTACAGATGTAGATTTCTACCAAGAAATTGATTCTCGCCTACGCAGCAGATATCCGCAGCGTTTTGGTGGAGAAGTTCAAGAAGAACGTCAGCAGGAAACGTCAACTCCTGCCCAAGTGGTCGGTGGAGCATCACGCACTTCATCAGCCTCATCTGGTAAGAAAGTACGTCTTACTAAAGAAGATGTACGACTTGCAGAAAAATGGGGTATACCTTTGGAACAGTACGCAGCCGAAAAGTTGAAAGTAGATTCAGCAGACGGTGAGTACACTTCAGTTTACTAATAGCGTGGAGGAAAATTAAATGGCACGTAATACAAATACAACACGTAATGTTGAGGCTCGTGAACTCAATACAAGGGAACAAGATATGGAATATCGTGAGCCTAGCTTATTAGATATTCCTGACTCAGTATCTGAACGGTTTTTAAATCAAGGCCTTACACTTCGTTGGATACGAGTAATGACCCGAAACCAAGATGATTACAAAAATGTAGGCAAAAAGGTTCAAGAGGGTTGGCAGTTTGTAACTGTAGATGAAGTTCCTGAGTTACAACATAATTCCTTCGTGAGGGATGAAGGACGATATAAGGGTGCAGTCTGTCGTGGGGACTTAGCTTTGGCAAAAATGCCTCTGCAAAAAGCACAAAATCGTCAGGCATATTTTGAAAATCAAAGCCGTGAGATGGTTGATGCAGTTAATCAACAGCTTATGGGACAGAATAATTCTCGTATGCCAATTAAAAATAGTAGTAAATCAAATGTTACTAAGGGACGTACACCTAATTTTCAAGATTAAGTATACTGAATTTAGTAGTGCTTTTTAAAAGGGAGACTAAAAATGACTTCAACATTAGCGTTGTCTGGCTTCCGTCCTTCCCGTAAACGTGGTAATAACCCAAACAATCAGGGTCAAAGTGAGTACCCTATTGCTTCAGGTTATGCTTCTAACATTTTTACTGGCGATTTAGTCCGTATTAATGCAGGGAATTTGGAAGTTATCACCACTGTAACTGAAGTAGTCCAAGGTGTTTTCATGGGCTGTCACTATGTTGCAGATGGCGAACAAAAATTTAGTAAATATTGGCCTTCAGGTACATCTGCAACTGATGCAGTGGCACTTGTAGCTGATGATTCACGTACCGTATTTGAAGTACAAGCAGATGCATCTGTAACTGCTGGTGATCTTTACGGTTCACAAAACTTTGCTGTAACATTAGGTTCAGGCTCAACCTTTACAGGTATGTCTGGTCATGGTGTTGAAGCAGCAACTCGTACATCTGGTATTGCTATGTGCCGTGCTCTGGATTCAGTTGATGAGCCGGGGAACGATGTAGATGTAGCCGCTGAGAATGCTTATTTGAAATTGAATGTACAACTCATTCAACACACAGATAACTTCTTGACTGCTGCTGTAACTGCACCTGCAACCATTACTGCGTACCTATTAGGTTAAGGGAGATTAAATTATGGCTATTAATAGAGCAAGTATTGCAAAAGAGCTTCTCCCCGGTCTTAATGCCGTATTCGGTATGGAGTATGGGGAAGTAGCAGACGAACACGCACCATTGTTTGAGACTGAAAACTCAGACCGTGCATTCGAAGAAGAAGTGCTATTCACAGGCTTCGGTACTGCACCTACTAAAGGTGAAGGTGCTGCGGTTACTTATGATGATGCACAAGAAAGCTACACAGCACGTTATACACACGAAACTGTTGCATTGGCATTTGCCGTAACAGAAGAAGCAATGGAAGATAATCTTTATGATACCTTCTCCAAGCTTCGTGCTCGTGGTCTAGCCCGTGCAATGGCTAATACTAAGCAGGTTAAAGCTGCTGATGTATTTAACAACGGTTTCAACACTGCCTTTGCAGGTGGTGATGGTCAACCATTTTTCTCAGCATCACATCCAACGATGTCTGCTGGTAATCAGTCAAACACTTTTGGTGCTACTGACTTGTCAGAAGCTGCTCTTGAGTCTGCTCTTATTCAGATTTCAAAAGCAAAAGATGATCGTGGTATCTTGATTGGTCTGCAAGCTAAGTCTTTGCACGTCCCATCAGATTTGGCATTCACTGCTGACCAAATTTTGAACAGTCAGATGTCAACCACTATTGGCGTAAACCCAACAACTGCAGCTAACGGTGCAACAAATGTTAATGACATTAACTCAATCCGTAATCAAGGTTTGATTCCGGGTGGCTTCTATGTCAACAGACGTTTCACAGATACAGATGCTTGGTTCATTAAGACAGATTGTCCTAATGGTGCAAAGATGTTTGTACGTGCTCCTCTGCAGACAAAGATGGAACCGGATTTCGACACTGGTAACCTTCGCTTTAAAGCTCGTGAGCGTTATAGCTTTGGTTTCTCAGACTGGCGTAGTTATTACGGTTCTTCAGGCTAGTACTGAAAAACTTAAAAAAATAAAAAAGAGAAGAGGGGTATTTCATATCCCTCTTTTTTTGTGTATAATATAATAAATAGAATAACAATTAACTAATTAACAATAATCGGAGAAATTCTATGGCTTCAAATATACGTAACGCATTCGTTACAGGCTCTGGTGCTTTGCTTGATAGCTTAACTAGCACTACTATTTCAGACACTCGAATTAAAAGTGTTACTTATTCTGGCGTGGGTACTTTTACTATTACTGGTTCTCAAACAGATGATTATGGTAATCTAAGGGGTGGTAATATTAAATTTGTAGGTACAACTAATGTAGATGCAGGTGACATATATATTCCTGATTTTGGTGTAAGAATGGTAGGTCCAGTTAAAGTTTCTGCTCCTACATCAGCAGCAACAGTAGCAATTTATTATGGCTAATTATTCTTATCTTGTAGACGATATTACTCAAGCTGCAGAGAATGATGGAACAGAGTTTGCTAACTATATTCCTAAAATGATTAATCGTGCAGAAGAAAGACTAACTCGTGACCTTGATGATTACGGGCTAGTATCCTATACTTCTGTTGCAATTCCTTTAGGTATTAATCAAGTTACCCTTCCATCAGGAACAAGAATATTAAAAAACTTTAATATAATTGCTAACTCAACACGAATTAATTTGTTGCCTAGAACCGATGAATATATACGTGATTACTGGCCTGTATCAGCAAGTACAGGCACTCCTGAATATTATGCACGTAGAAACAATACAACGGTCCTCATTGCACCTACTCCTGTTTCTACATTCAATGGAGAGATAGTACATATATCTAGACCTACTACTTTAGCAGCAGCAGCACCTAACAACTATTTTTCAGATTTTTGTTATGATGCTTTATTTAATGCTAGTATGGTAGAGGCAATGATATTCCAAAAAGATTATAATGCATCTAATCTTTTTGAGCAAAGATATATGCAAGCCGTAGCAACCTTACAAAATCAAGCACGTAGAACAAGACGGGATGATATGCAAACTCCTGCAAGCAAAGCAGGTGCAGATAATCCAGTTATAGCAGGGAGTAACTAATGATTAGTAAAGCACTTAAAGTTGCAGCAAAGTCTTTGGCAAAGAAAAAAGGAAGGCCAAAGGTAGATAAGCGAAAAACAAAAGGTAAACGTAAAGCACAATCTGCTGCACGTCAAAAGACATACCAAGCAAAGCAAACAGAAGCTGCAGAAAAAGCAGGAACTTCTAAAGCTTCCCTTGTTCAAGAACGTGCAATTGAACGTAAGTCACAGACTATTCGTAGTAAAGATATTGATGGTTCTACAAAAACATTAGCTATTAAGATACTAGAAGATAGTAAAGGTAAACTTACTGCTGCAGAAGCAGTTACTAAAGCTCAAGCTAGTGGTAAAACTAAAATACAAAAAGTTATGTCTATGGCAAGAAAAGATACTGCAAGAATGAAACGTAAAGGACTTCTTTCTGGCTTGTCTGAAGAGCAAATGAAAGAACGTAAAAACCTTATTTCTCAAAAACTAAAAGAAATGAAAAATGAAGGTAAAACTAAAACTGTTGTTTCTTCACGTACTCTTTCACTTACTCCTGAAGGAGAACGTGTTATTAAACAAAAAGGCGGTATTGATACAATTATTGCTGAGTCTGGTCCTACTGGCACAAAGAAAAATAAATACCTATATGAAGGTGCAAATGAAACTTTACCAGCAAAAGGTGGCGGTATAGACACTAAAGGTAAAACAGGTAAAGAAGCTAGTGAAATAAAACGTAAAGCTTACCAATCTATGTCTAAAGGTGAAAAGCTAGAGTTTATTCGTAAACAGTTTGCACGAGGTTATACAAATTCTCAACTAGCCGATATTATGTATAAGCCTAAAACAGCTAAACAAAAGAAAGCTAGAGCATCCATCATTCAACGAATGAAGACTGCTAAGAATCAAGGTTATCCTTTTAAGACTCAAAGAGAAAGAGGGTTTGATAAAAAATCTTTTGATGACATTATGAAGTCTTTTGGTACTGGCAAACCAGATACGTATAGTGTAGCTAATACATCTGTAGGTAGAAAAGCAGGTGGTAAAGTAGGTATGTATAAATCAGGTAAACAAATTAAATCTAAAGGACCTCGTGGTTGTGGTAAAGCATTACGTGGTTATGGAAAGGCTATGAAATAATGTTTGGTAACAAGAATAAAACAAAGAAAAAAGGTAAGGTTCGTGGCATAGTTGAAAAAGGAATGGCCTTATACGGAGCAAGTCCTGCAGGTATTATGGATATAGCAGACCTTGTTGAAATGGGTGTTAAATTAGGTGGTATGAAAAAAGGCGGTAAGGTTTCTAAGGCTAAAAAGAAAACTATACAGTCAGGCCACAATAGATTATATTAAGGAGTAAAACAATGGCAGCATCAACACTATTTAAATTAGGGGGTGAAATTTATAAAGCAACATCTCCGTATATTAAAAAGTTTCTTACCCAAAAAGGAGCTAAACCTGTAAATAAAGTTACAGCAGATAGGATTAATAAAAATCCTTCAACAATTACTAATGTAAATCAAATTAAATCTAAGGGTAGGTCTACTTTAAGACCTTCAACTAAAGTTGTTAAACCTAAGTCTGGTGTAACTTCTCAACAAAGAAGTGCTTTGTCTGACATGGGTGGACAAACTGTTAAACTATCTAAGCCTAGTCCTTCAATGAAGCCTAAACCTAGAGTTGTAAAACCTAGTGTAGCTGCATCTAAGCCAAGTGCATCTGCGGCTAAACCACGTACTAAAATTACTACACAGCCTCCTAAGAAGAGTACAAAGCCTATGACTCGGGGAAGAGCAGCTAGAATAGGTGGCGCAACTACTGCTATAACATTAGGAGCATTATTTGGTAATAAAGGACAAAAGAAATCTGGTGCAGTTACTGGACCTAAACCACGTCCTAAAACTAAAGAGGGTGGTCCGGGTCGTAAGTTTGCTAAACCTTCTGAGGGTGTAGACCCACGGGGTAATCAAATTAAAGCTACTCCGGGTAAAATGATTATGCCTAAAAAGTTTGATGGTGGTTATAACTCAAAGACACAAAAGCTTGTGAGTATTACTGTCGATGGTAAAAAATCTACCTATGAAATTCCAAAGGGTATGACAACCAAGCAAGCTAAAAGTCTTTTGACTGGTACTGTTAAAAAGAAAAAGGGTGGTAACCCTACACTTGAAAAAATGCCTATGCCTAAAACAAAACCAAAGTCAAAGAAAACTCCACCTTCTAAGTATAAAGGATTTTCTAAGTTACCAGAAAGTGTACAAAAAAGAATAAGTCCTAATCTTGCTTCTAAATATAAAGGTGGTGGTTCAATTAAATCTGGGGCTGCACGTCAAGTAAAAGGTTTTGGAGCAGCACGTAGACCTAAAAAATAAAAAGGGGCAGGTAAATGAAAAAACCTATTAAGTCTCGTAATCCTGTAGCTAAGTCTTTAGCTAATAGATTATATCAACCAAAGGTAGTAAAACCTAAAAAAGGAAAAGGCTCTTACACTAGAAAAAGTGTAAGGGCTTTAGCCTCTGGTGGTAAACCTAAGTCTACAGTAAACAAAGCAGGTAATTATACTAAACCTACTATGCGTAAGAGATTATTTGAACGTATTAAAGCAGGTGGAAAGGGCGGTGCTCCGGGTCAGTGGAGTGCTCGAAAAGCTCAAATGCTAGCTTCTGCTTACAAAAAAGCAGGTGGCGGCTATAAAAATTAATGGCACGTATAAGTGAAAACACTGAGGTAGCATTACCTTTACGTAATATTATAAGTATGGTTGCTGCAGCTTCCTTGGCAACATGGGCATACTTTGGTATAATAGAACGACTTAACCAGATAGAAACTAACATTACTATGATGGAGTCTGACTTAGAGCAAAACACAGAGTTTCGTATTAAATGGCCTCGTGGCGAGATGGGCAGTTTACCTGCTGACAGCGAACAGTTTATGTTGATTGAACATCTTTCTGACCAGCTAGACGAACTAACAACACAGATAGATGAAGGTAGAGCACCACATGACCAGCAACAGAAACTAACATTGGAATTTTATGAGAAACGTATTAGTGCAATAGAAGCTAGACTAGAGATAATGAGAAACGGAAAAGATGGTGACTGAGACAATTACATTAATACTATATCTTTCTGGTAGTATAGCAGAGCATACTGCTTTTGAAAAGCTATCTAAATGTTTAAAAGCTAAACGTACTATTGAAAGAAATTTATATAAAGATACAGGAACAGTAAGATACTCTTGTGAAAATAAAACAGTTGAAATAAATAAAGGTCCAGATGGAAAAAATTACATCGTAAAGATTGTGGAGTAGCAAATGTTAGCAGAGATAGCCGCAGCCAATGCTGCATTTGCAGTAATTAAAACGGCTATTAGTAATGGTCGTGAGATTGCAGATGTTGCAGGAAAAGTAGGTGAGTATGTTAATGCTACCGAAAGCTTACGTAAGAAAGCAGATAAAAAGAAAAGACGTACAGGCTCTGCAGATTTAGAAGAGTTTATGCATCTTGAAAAGTTAAAACAACAAGAAGAAGAATTAAAACAATTAATGATATATACTGGTAGACCCGGACTATGGCATGATTGGATTAGGTTTCAAGCACAAGCAAGAAAGCAAAGACTGCTTGCAGAACAAGAAAGAAAAAAAAGAATGGAAGATTTAATACAAACAATATTAATATCTACTTTTATTATCTTAGGTTTGTTTGGTTTAGCTGTACTAGTTTGGTGGGCTTTTTATTTAAAGTCATTGTAAATATAAACATTTAATGATATAATAGGAACTATCATGGCACTAAAAAAATCACAAAGGAGCTTAAAGGCTTGGACAAAACAAAAGTGGAGAACCAAGAGTGGTAAACCCTCTACACAAGGTTCAAAGGCTACAGGTGAACGCTATCTCCCCAGCAAGGCAATTAAGGCGTTATCCGCAAAAGAATATGCTAAGACTACGGCAGCTAAAAGAAAAGGAACAGCAAAGGGAAAGCAGTTCGTTAAACAACCTAAGACTGTCGCAAAGAAAGTCAAACAGTATAGGAAGGTAAAGTAATGACTACCAAAAGTAAATATCCCGGAGTTAAAAGATTACCATCAGGAAGGATTGAATACCGTGGTACAACATTTGCAGGATTTAATAAACCTCGTAAGTCAACACGTCCAGAAAAGAAAGGTATGGTTCTTGCTAAAGAGGGAGATACAGTTAGAGTTATTCACTTCGGACAAAAAGGATATGGTCATAACTATTCTTCTACGGCACGTAAGTCATTTAAGTCTCGCCATGCTCAGAATATTAAAAAAGGTAAACTATCTGCTGCTTACTGGGCTGATAAAGTTCTTTGGGCTGGTAAGAGTGGGAGCAAGAAAAGCCCACCAAAAACTCAAAAGCATAAGAAACTAGGAAGGAAAGCATAATGGCTACTAAGTATGATAAAATGACAGCTGCACAATTAAAGGCTATTTTAAAAAAGAATGGTATTAGTTTTCCAACTAAAGGAATAGATAAAGATACATTAGCTGATGCAGTACATCAATTTAATACTCAAGGAATGGTAAAAAAATCAGCAGGTATGTCTGTAGGTAGAGCTAACTATCCGGGTAAGAAAAAACCACAAGAAGGTCCTATGTATGACCCACGTAAAACTACAGTAAAGAAAAAGAAAAAAATTGTCAAGAAAAAAAGTGGTGGTTCAGTTGGTACACATAATAGGCTTTATTAATGGCTATAAGTCGTTCATCCGTTGGGCAACAAATAATGAAGCCCGGAAAAAAGAAACAGGCCAAGAAAAAGAAAAACGCAAACGCCAAGCCAAAAATAAAAATAACAGAGCTGTTACAAAGACATCGTTCTGGCATGAGAATTGGTGCAACGAATTTAGCCCGATTAAAAGCGAGAGGCCTAGTAGCAAGAACTTCTGGAAAATATAAAGGCAAGAAAAAAGATTTAGGAAGAAGAGGTAAATCATAATGGCTACTTCAGGTACATATAACTTCAATATGGATATAGACGAAGTTATCCAAGAAGCAACAGAAATGATTGGCGGTGAACAAACTCTTGGGCATGAGCCTAAGTCTGCTCGTAGGTCTATTAATTTATTGCTGCAAGATTGGCAGAACCGTGGTGTAATGCTTTGGACTGCTGATACTTCTACTGTAACACTTGCTACAAGTGTAACTACTTTTAGTTTATCTTCTGCAACGATTGATGTATTAGAAGCTGTACATAATCGTGACGATAGAGACATACAGCTTGAACGTATATCTATGCAAGAATATCTTAAAATACCTAATAAAAGCCAAACAGGACGTACTACACAATATGCAGTTAGACATCAACGTGGTAATCCTGTTGTACATCTGTGGCCCATTCCCGAAAACTCTACTGACGAAATTAAATTAGAACTAGTATCTTATATGGAAGATGTAGATAAATCTGCTATTCAAAATGCAGATATATCTCGTAGATTTCTTCCGTGCTTAACTGCAGGTTTAGCTTACTATATGTCAATGAAACGTCCTAATGTAGAAGCAGGACGTATTACTATGATTAAACAAGAGTATGAAGAAAGACTACAACGTGCTATGGATGAAGATAGAGAACGAGTTAGTATTTTCTTAAAGCCAAGGGTTATGGTATAATGTCTACATCAGGAAGAAAAAATGTATTAGCTATCTGCGATACTTGTGGTTTTAGATATAAACTAAACCAATTGAAAAAGAATAGTATGGGTATGATGCAATGCCCTAAAGATTATGATGGTTCGTATGATTTAAAAAGCCATCCTCAAAATAAATCACCAAGAATTGAGGAAAGATACTTTATTCGTGATGCAAGACCTGAAGGTGATGGTGGAATAAACTTACAGTGGCAACAAGCTACTTCGCAATGGAACGCTAACTTAAAGTATTGGAATTTGATATAATGAGTTTAACAGGAAAACAAATAGCAAATTCATATCTTGATTTGCTTCAAATGAATAACAATAATGCAGGTGTTCCAACAGGTACACCTATTACTGTACGTGATGGTAATGGCAATTCTACACCTTTACAGCTTTCTCAAAATACTGTTAATATTAATGGTAGCTTTCAATATAATGGTGTAACACTTACTACTAATGTTTCTGGTCTTAATGCAGCAGCCGCAGGTTCTTCTTTAGTAACTGGTATTGTTGCAGAAGATGGTAGTACAAAATTTGGTAGAACATTAACTGCTTCTACAGGTGTAACAATTACTAATGCAGACGGTACTGCAGGTAATCCTACATTTGCTATAGCAGATACTTCTGTTTCTGCAGGTTCTTATGGACCTATGAATACAATTACTGTAGATGCACAAGGTCGCATTACAGATGTAACTGCCACAACAACCATTTCTGCTAATGCATTTATTGGTGGCACTCTTTCTGGTTCTTCTCTTTATGTAGAAAATAATGTATCTGTTTCAGGTACTATGGCAATAGCTGGTAATACAAATATTTCAGGTACAGTTTCTATTGCAGGAAATACATCTATAGGTGGTAATTTAAAAGTAGGTGGTAACTTTGGTGTATCAGGTTCAACAAGTATTTCAGGTAACCTTACTGTAGACAACATTACAACAAGTATTGTTAGTGCAACATTCTTATATGGAGATGGCTCTAACATTACTGGTCTTGCAGGTGCAGGTACTATGACTGCAGTTAAGGCAGGAACTGGAATACATTTAACAGAAAATAATGTAACAACAACTAATATTACTGGTTCAGGTACAGTTGCTCTTAATACAAATCAAACATTTGGTGTTGTTAGTGCGACATCATTTGTTATAGGCGGTGATAATGTTGCAATGTCTGCTACAGTTGCAAGTCTTTCTGCAACTATGGCAACTTCTATTAATAATTCTAATACAAATATTACAACAAACACTAATGCTATTACTTCTATTAATAGTGTTGTTGCAGGAGTAAGTGCTCTTACATCAGTCAATGCAGCCGCAATAACATCTATTAATACTGTAGTAGGTAATTTATCTGCAACTATGGCAACTAGCATTAACAATAGTAATACTAATATTACAACAAATACTAATGCTATTACATCTATTAATACTGTAGTAGGTAATTTATCTGCAACTATGGCTACATCTATTAATAATAGAACAACAGCTATAACTTCTATTAATACTTATATTACAAATTTATCTGCAACATTAGCTACATCAATTGCTAATGCAGATAATTCTTCTGCTATTACATCTATTAATACTGTTATTGCAAATTTATCTTCTACATTAGCAACAAGTATAAATAATAGTAATACTAATATTACAACCAATATAAATGCAATAACATCTATTAATACTGTAGTAGATAATTTATCTGCAACAGTAGCAACAAGTATTAATAATAGAACTTTAGCTATTACATCTATTAATACAGTTATAACAAACTTATCAGCTACTATGGCAACAAGTATTGGTAATCATCTTCCTTTAGCAGGTGGAACTTTAACTGGTGGAGTAATTGCAGCTACACAAACTGTATCTGCAAATGCAACAACTACTCCTGACTTTGGTTCATATACTAATTTTGTTTGGACGTTAGATGGCAATTTAACATTAGGTAATCCTACAACAGAAGCAGGAGGTATGGGGGGTACATTTGTATTTATACAAGACAGCACAGGTACTAGAACATTATCAGTAGGTAGTGAATATAAAACAGTAGGCGGAAGTATTACACTTTCAACAGCAGCAGGTTCAGTAGATGTTGTACCTTATTTTGTACAAGTAACAGGTACAGTTCTTCTTGGCTCACCTTCTCTAGCCTTATCTTAATTAATTTGGAGTTATAAAATATGTCATTAGTTAGTAGTCCATTTTTTCTTGCACAAGGTGTAATAGGAGATGTTACAGGCCAATCCATTCGTTTTGAGGATGATGATAGTCCATATTTTTCATTTGAATTTGGTACACCCACTAATCAAATAAAGTGGACTATGAGTTTCTGGTGCAAGCGTGGTGAGATAGGCAGAGAACATGCTATCTATGGGGCGGCAAACGGTGGTGGTGAGACATTCTTTGTAGCATTTTATCCTGATGATATTGAAGCATACATATCAAGTGGCAGAAACCACGTCACAAACGCTGTGTTCCGTGACCCGTCAGCTTGGTATCACATCGTGCAAGTATTTGACTCTGCAAACGCAACTGCAGATGATAGGTTTATTACTTATGTAAATGGAGTGCGTCAGACAACCTCCACAAATGCTGTGACTCTGAACGACACTATTGCATGGAATACGTCTGGAGTAACTGGCTACTTTGGCAAAAACTATGGCGCATGGTTTGGTGATAGCAGAGATTACTTTGATGGTTACTTTGCCAACGTAACTTTTATTGATGGGCAAGCCCTAGACCCAACTAGCTTTGGTGAGTATTCTGATACACTGTGGAAACCTAAAGCTGACACAGTTATACAATCATTAACATTCGGGACAAACGGGTTCTACCTTCCGTTTAAACAGACCACTGAGGCTGAAGGGTTTTCGGCTGTAACCTATACTGGCAATGGCGCTATACAGGCTATTGATGGCGTAGGCTTTGAACCAGATTTTGTATGGCTAAAAGGTAGAAATGAAGCAGATAGTCATGTGTTAACTGATTCTGTTCGTGGAACTGGAAAAACCCTAAAGTCAGATTCTACTGACGCTGAGACAAATTCTGCTGATGATTTAGTATCGTTCAATTCCAGTGGATTTACTAAAGGCACAAATGACAGGGTTGGTGGCAATAATGACACTATGGTTGGATGGTGCTGGGATGCTGGTGATAACTTAGCTTCTACAGGATTTGCTGCTGTAAACTATCTTGGCAATGGCGCTACACAGTCCATTAATGGTTTGGGCTTTGAGCCGGATTTCGTGTGGATAAAGGAAAGAGATGCCACCTCAAATCATGGTCTTTTTGATTCTGTAAGAGGTGCTGGAAAATCTTTAAAATCCGATGATTCTGCCGTTGAACAAACACAAACAGATAGTCTTACTTCTTTTGATTCTAATGGATTTACTTTAGGAGCTAACAATGATGCAGGGCCAGATGTAAATTTCACAAATGGTAACGACTATGTCGCATGGTGCTGGGATGCTGGCTCTAGTTCTGCCGCAAGCAATACTAATGGCAGTATTACTAGCTCGGTCAAGGCGAATACCACACAGGGTTTTTCTATAGCCACCTATACAGGCAATGCTACGGATGGCGCAACTATTGGGCATGGGCTGTCACAATCTCCAGATATGGTCATTGTCAAAGACAGAACAAACTCTGCGTCTTGGCGAGTGATGCACAAGGATATTAGTTACGCCTCAAACACCTTGTATCTTGATGCCAATTTCGCAGAAACAGCAGATGACAGAGTTAAGGCTGTTAGTAGCACTACCTTTACAGTGACAGGTGGTGGTGGTGTCAATGGCTCTGCTCGTGATCATGTCGCTTACTCGTTCCATTCAGTCTCAGGCTACTCGTCCTTCGGGTCTTATACAGGTAATGGTTCTACAACTGGCCCTGTAGTATCAACAGGATTTAGACCTGCTTTCGTCATGATTAAACGTACTGATACTGCAGATAATTGGATTATTTATGACACTACCCGTAGTCCTTTTAACCCTGCGGATAAAGGTTTATTTCCAAATGATTCTGGTCAAGAACTAACAGGAAATGATATTGACTTTAATGCTTCAGATTTTCAGCTTAAAACATCAGATAATGGTTTTAACGCCTCTGGCGGTACATATATCTATATGGCCTTTGCTGGCGGTCAGGACTTGATATCACCAGTAAACACTGATGGCACTATTACCAGCCGTGTTAAAGCGAATACCGCAAAGGGCTTCAGCATAACATCTTTTGTTGGAAATGCGACTGCTGGGGCTACAGTAGGGCATGGCCTCACCAGCACACCAGAAATGATAATCTCAAAAAATAGGGATGATGCTAATAACTGGCTTGTTTATCACAAAGATTTAGACGCATCTAATCCAGAGCAAAAGCGAATATTTCTTAACCTGACTAGCGCAGTATCTGATTCAAATACACCTTGGAATGATACCGCCCCGACATCCAGCTTGCTCACACTAGGAACGTCTGGTTATACCAACGGCTCTAACGATGACATGATTATGTACTGTTTCCACTCAGTCTCAGGCTACTCGTCATTCGGCACTTATAGCGGTACAGGCTCTGCTGGCAATGCTGTAACGACAGGTTTCGAGCCAGCATTTGTAATGGTGAAACGTATTGACGATACTTCTGATTGGGCTATACTTGATAATACCCGTGACGTTGACACCGCTAAAGATAGTCGGTTGCGTCCTAACTCTAGTGCCGTTGAAAGCACTGTTGATGGGTTGAGGTTTAGCAGTACAGGGTTTTCTTTTGCAGATGGTAGCTATAACAATAGCGGATCAACATGGATTTACATGGCCTTTGCCGAAACTCGTAACGCCACTTTTTTTGGTGATACTTCTGGCAACAACAACGATTGGACACCCTATGCCTTGACCAATACTGATGTAGTGCTGGATGCCCCTGTGAGTGGCGGTAACTTTGCTACATATAACAGCGTTTTAAATACAGCATTAGTGCTAAGTGAGGGGAACTTAAAAGCGGTTTATAGTTCAGCCGCTTGGCGTACTACATCAGCAACTTTCTATGTTTCAAGTGGAAAGTGGTATTGGGAAACTAGAAATACAGATAATGACTATCACATGGTAGGCATTGTTGCTGATAGTTTCGGGACTTATACAAACTTTGTAGGTAGTACAGCAGATAGTTACAGTTATTATAATTGGGCATCAAGTGGGTCTGCTGGGTTTAAATACAATAATAATGTAGCTACCAGTTATGGTGACCAGTGGGCGGCTGGAGATATTATAGGGGTAGCATTGGATTTAGATGCTGGAACTATAGAGTTTTATAAAAACAATGTAAGTCAGGGTGTAGCGTTTACAGGAATTTCTGGGACATACGCTCCTGCAGAAAGTTTGTGGACAAGTGGTTCTATAGCCAACTTCGGTCAGGACAGTTCCTTTGCTGGCAATGAAGCACCGCAAGGCAATACAGACGATAATGGTGTAGGTGACTTCTACTATGCACCACCTTCAGGTTTCCTTGCGTTGTCAACTAGCAATCTGCCAGCCGCTACCATTACTTTGCCAGACGAATATTTCAATACTGTGCTGTATGCTGGCAACAATACAACAGGCCACGCAATAACTGGTGTAAATTTTCAAAGCGATTGGACATGGATTAAACTTCGCAACGGTGCTTCTGGTCACAGGCTTGTTGATTCTGTTCGGGGTGTTACAAAATACTTAGACAGCACTGGAACATCCGCAGAGACAACTAACACTGACAGGGTTACTAGCTTTGATAGTGATGGGTTTACATTAGGAAACTCAGCTACAGTTAATGGCGGATTTAACTATGTTGCATGGAACTGGCTTGCTGGCGGTACTGCGGTTAGTAATACAGACGGGGATATCAATAGCCAAGTCAGCGCAAAGCAGGATGCAGGGTTTAGTGTGGTGACTTACACTGGCAATGGAACTACTGACCAAACAATAGGGCATGGGCTTGGTGCTGCTCCTGACATGATTATCGTAAAGAAAAGGTCTACAACTGGAAACTGGCTTGTCTGGCACAGGTCTGTTACAAGCGGCAACGGCAAATATATGTTTCTTGATTTGACTAATGCCTTGAGTGGTCCTTCTGTTGTTCCAGCTTGGGACAGTACAAATACAACAACTCAGTCCAGCACGACTACTTTTGACGTAGGGGCTAACTCAACTGTAAACGGGTCTGGGTCTGATTATGTAGCGTATCTTTTCTCAGAGGTTGAGGGCTACAGCAAGGTAGGCTCATACACGGGCAATGGCTCGTCAGACGGCACGTTTGTACACTGTGGGTTTAGGCCAGCATGGGTTATGCTGAAAGCGGCTACTGGTGCGGTTCAACACTGGTGGATGTTTGACAATAAACGTGAGGGCTACAATGTGGACAATGACCAACTATATGCAAACCTTAGTAGTGCAGAGGGAACGTCCAACATTTTAGACTTTACATCTAACGGCTTTAAGTTAAGGACCTCATCCGCTGTTGCAAATGGCTCTGGGCAAACCTTTATATTCCTCGCCTTTGCAGAGTCACCATTCAAATCAGCCAACGCCCGATAGGAGATAATAAAACATGACATGGAAATATGGACATAAAACTATTAAACTTGGTAGAGCATGGGTTGATAATAATGGTATTCAACATCCTACTAACTGGGGTATTTGGTCAGATGAAGAAAAAGCATCTAAAGGATTAGTATGGGAAGCAGACCCAGCACCTTACGATAATAGGTTTTGGTGGGATGCTAACACGCCTAAAAACATTAACGATGTTAATGAAGTGGACGAGGATGGTAATCCTATCCTAGGCATTAATGGTAACCAGCTAGTAACTCTGGGGCTTAAAAGCCAGTGGAAAGCAATAACTAAAGAACGTGCTGGCAACTTACTAGCCCCGACTGATTGGATGGTAGTGAAGGCGGCAGAGGTTTCTAGCTATAGTGTACCTTCTAATATCCTAACATATCGTGCTGCTGTACGTACTGCATCTAATGATATTGAAGCAGCTATAGATTCTGTTACAGACCATAATGCCTTTTTAGCATTGCATCAATATACAGAAGATGCAGAAGGTAATCAAATAGTTGCACCTATTAATGATTGGCCTGAAGAGTTATAAAATGGAAATGGCAAACCTTATAGATATTCTTTTAGGCATTATTGTTGCAGGTGGTGCATGGTGGGCTAATAATATTTCAACAGAAACTAAAAGATTAGAAATATTACTAAACAGAACAAGAGAAGACTATGCAACTCGTAATGAATTAAAAGACGATATGGACAGGGTTATGGAAGCCTTACATAGAGTAGAGGATAAGTTAGACAAAATCTTGTCTAATAGGTAATTTTATTATATAATTAACATAATATAAATTTATAAGGAAATAAGATGGCATCTTCATATACCAGTAGAATACGTTTAGAAAAACAAGCAGACGGTGAAAACCCTAACTCTTGGGGTGATATCCTTAACCAAAACGTCATTGACTTGCTTGATGACGCAATTGGCGCATATACCACTATTGGTACAGCAGGTGTTCAGCTTGTTAATGACAATCCTCTTACAACAAATAATGGTAATGCAGATGAAGCTCGTTCTGCAGTATTGGAACTTCAAGGATATGTTGTTAGTGCTTCTGCTGCAAACATTGTTATTCCTGCTCAATCTAAATTTTATATTATTCAAAATGAAGTAGTTAACTCTTCTGCAACAGGCACTTTACGTATTATTAATTCAGGAGCAACCGCCACAGGATTTACTGTACCTACTTCAATATCAGGTACATCTACTTTTGTTATTATGTCTGATGGTGTTAATGTACGTGGTCTTGATGCAAAGGGTTTAGGTTTTGGAGATTCAGTAGATAGAGATGTACTTACAAGTATAGGTGAAATACAAACAACTACTGTTGACCCTATTACTTCTGTAACTGCAACAGGTAATTTAACCTTTATTGCAAATACAACTACGGTTGACCCTAAATTAATAGCTTTATCAACTACTGATATTCGTTATGTAAATACAAGTATTGGTTATTTAAATACTATTGGTGCAGATAACGAATTTAATAGTCAAATTAAAGTAAGTGCAGGTTATGCCTTTTCACCTCTTGTAACTATTGCGGTTTCGGATACAAGTATTTTTGCAATTAATATGCAAGCAGGTAATAACTTTGTATTCCAAGTAAGTGCAGATAGTACATTAAGACAACCAGACAATATTAACGTAGGGCAACAAGGTATTATTTATGTAATTCAAGATGGAACTGCTG